AAGGTTCTACGCCAAATTCAGCCGCGATTTCGCACGCCAAGTTGTAGCGAAACGATCTCTGATAGCCGGGCGGCAGAGCAATATCTGTCGCTAGTGTGGCGGGCTGCGTAAGCGGTTCAATCGAAATAAAGTGCCACTCCAAAGACCGCGTGGGTTTTGGATAAATTGTCATTGAAACGTCAGGATACGTTTCATTAACAAAGATGACCTGCGGATACGTAGAAGTCACCGTTTTGACGGCGATTCCGTTGTACTGTTGTTGATTGATAAACTTAATACCGAAGGACACGTTAGTGCTTGGGTCGCGGTAGTAAGTAGCATCGTCCAATCTGACAGGGCGATTACCCACGAAGTCGCCGGTTGGCCCTAGCGTTCGCGTTATCTCATCAACAGGCCAAGTGAATACTTGATCCTGAGTGCTGAATACCGAAAGTCGTTCAGTGTTCCACGAATCAATCATTTGATTCATAGCAAGAAGAGCGTCGGCAGAAGTCTCGGCAGAGGGTGACTCACCTTCGGCAAGCTGCCCAATCAGGCGCAGTGCGCCGTTAATCAAGTCACCAGCAGTTGCCATCAGGCCCCCTTTTAAACTGCAATTTTTGGCGGTCGTCCTCGCCGTTTTACTTCAAGTTCATTAACTGGCGCGGTGTCCGCTACAGGTTCCTCGGGATTATAGCGCACCCATCCGTTAGATTCATCATGTTCGACTTCAAGTTCCATTGTAGCGATCTTGGTGCCGTGACGTTCATGTTTTAAATAGATGTTCATAGTGTGAACGGGGTCCGAAGACCCCGTTTGGCTTTACAGTACGTGGATCACAGCAAAGTTGATCACAACCGCTTCAGACAACGCGCCGCCTGAAAGGTTGCGCAATGTAATTGTGCAGCTTCCAACGCCTTTGCCGGAAACCCAGCAGTTGTATGCACCAGCAGTAGCACCAGATGCAACACTTAAAACCACAACATCTTTAGCACTGATTGTGCGGTTTGTCAAAGTGAACGTGACGTTCGTGACGTTAGCCAACTCAGCGTTGTTCATGGTAATCTGGCCAGCAGACTTGTTCAAAGTCACGCCAGTTGATTTGCTTGTCAATTGAGTCACTGCGCCGCTTGCTTCTGCGGTGTAACCCAACTCGCCACCAGACATCACAAAGTCAGACCCAATGATGTTTTGGTCTTCGTAGGCAACGCCAATTGATTTGGTATTGGAGGTCATAATTTTTCCTTGTAAAACGGGGGCCGAAGCCCCCGTTTAATCTTTAGGCGATTTTGTAAACTACATAGGCGCCTTCGCCCGTTTTACGGAAGCGGAACAGTGCGCTAGTAGTAGCAGCCAACGAGATAACTGCATTGCCGCCGTTAGTTACGCCAGTGCCGAGAGCAAACGCAGCAGTGTAAGTAGCGGCAGCCGCATTTACCAGCGCCAGATCAAACGTGCTGCCAACGCGAGCGTTGGGGACAGCAGCGTCAATCAGAGCGGCAGTGGGGAGCGTCAAAGTCGCGTTAGCAGTCGGTGTTGCCACCAGCACGCCACCAACAACTTGAGCAGCCGTCAGTGTTGCGGTATCGGTCGCAACTTGAGGGGCAGCGGAATAGCTAAGAATAGTTTCGCCGTTGTTGCCTGAACCGACTTGATAGCCGCCAGCGCCATTAGGAAGAGCCATGATGTATTCCTTTCAATTATTGAGAGACCCCCGGCGAACCGGGGGGTTGCAAACTTAGCCCCAAATACGGCAGGCCATTTGCGGGCGAATTGCGCTGTAGCCGTACAGAACGTCAATACGGCAAGGCATACGGTCGTTGTTGATGTCGTACTGACGCACAACACGCAACGAGATGCCGTTATGCACAGCACGCGAGGCCATATCCACGCCTTGGGGCAGGAGAAGGTCAGCGGTGGCAAACGTAATCGCGTCCTTGTGGTAAACAAGGTTTTGCGCGTATTGCGAAGCAGCGGAACCCAACATAACCACGGCTTTTCCGCTAGCGGGCAGCGCATTGACGGTTGCCAGAGCGTGATTAGCAGAGTACAGAGCCGGGTAGAACTTCAGCGTACCGGTAGTTGTCGCTGTCAGATCTTCAGTCACGGTGAATTGCTGGAGCGAGCCAGTGGATTCGCGGGTCTGCGGATTGACTGCATAGCAATCAGCGATAGTAAACACGTCGCCCACTTTCCAAGTGCTGCCAGTGCCAGTAAAGGCTAGAGCGACGGACGAAGCGCCTTCGGAAGTCACAGCAGCGCCAGTAGTGATGGTTGTACCCCAGTTGCCTGTGGTGTGCTGTTTGATCGACTGGGACATATTGACTTCATCAAAGCCCAGAACGCCTGTGCCCATCATGCCATTCTTGAACTGCTTGGAAATGGTGTCGGTGGGGTTGAACAGACCTTTCAAACCTTCAACCAAGCCAGCGTTAGCAGCCGGATTGACAGTGGCGTAACGGGGCGACATAACCGCCGCGTTTTCGTTCAGCTTCTGTTGAGCTTGCAACAGAACCAACGAAGTGCCGGGCGTCGTGCCGGGGGTACCAACAGAGTTGGCAATGGATTTATAGGCGTTAGCAACGTCGGCGTCGATAGACGAGGCCAGCTGGCTAATACGCGGCTTCAGCACACGTTCTGCGAAGTCATCCAACTGCATGGTCAGTTCGGCAGAAGTGAAGTTCACGCCGATATGCTTTTGGTTGGCAACAGCCAAAGTGGTGAACTGTTCGTTGTCGTCCTGAACTTGCAGGGCGGCACCGTCGGTCACCAGCGCGCGGTCAGGCAGACGGATACGCAGTGTGGAGCCAATTTTGGCGCCTTCAACGGCGAACGAATCGTCGTACTGGCGGTTTACGTTGCGGGTCAGAACAAGATTATTCTCAAGGATTTCCAGCGCCTTGCGAGTAATCATGTCAATGGTAAGGATGCTATTAGCCATGATGTTTTCCTAAAAGAAGTTAGCGGTTACGTTGCGCTTCCAGTTTCCGAATTTGCCGATTACGTTCAGCTTCGATCCATTCCGACGCGTTCATGGTTTTAGTTGAACGGGGGTCAGTCGTATCGTAAGCAGGCGAACCAGAGGTCCGCGCAGTAACAGGCGCAATGGGTGCTGGGGCGCTAGTTGTTTTCTTCATGGGCGGCTCAGAAGCTAACTTAGCCTCGATCCGTCCAATTTCTTTGGCCTGTACGAAAGGCGACAAACGAGAAATGCGGTCAGCTTCCTTTGGGTTGGAGCCAAGGTAATACGCTAAATCTGGCCCTGCATCCGAAGATTGAATCGCTTCCGCCATCGCGTTTGTGATGCGCAGACTGGGGTTATATGCGACTTGTTCAAAGTCCTCATACTTGTCCCTAGCTTGCTCTTCACGCTCTTGATAAGCGTTAAGCAACTCTTGCTGTTGCCGTTGGGCTTCCCGCTGTTGAAGTCGTTCGTCTGCTTTACGATCCGCCAATGCTTCGGCATACGCTTCTACAGATTCAAACTGATCCACTGGCGGAACATCCACCGGCGCACTACGGGGTGCTTGCTGCTGCACTCGTTGCGCTTGATCCCGTTCCCACTTGCGCTGTTCTCTTGCAAGCCTTTTACTAATCGCCGCGTCTAATTCTTCCTGTGTGAAAGTCTTAGATACCGTCTCGGCAATTTCCGGCGTCGAAACTTCAGGTTCAGGTGAGGCCGTCTCAACCTGTTCCGGCGCGGGTACTTCCGCTAATGTTGCAACTTCTTCAGTCATGGTTGATTCCTAAGAATCCCTGATCTAACGGATCAGTACGTTTTGAAAAGCTATGTTACTAATTTTTATACGGAGTGTCACAAAAAGTTTAGCTATGCAGTCGGAAATTGATTGGCAACCCAAACGTACGCTGTTTTTGTTCCTAAAACATATCTGATAAATACGCGGGCCACAGATGACGCGGGGGAAGGAATTGAATATTCACCATCAGGATCGTAATATTCTGTATATAGAGCTGGAACCGCCGCAGATCCCCCAACCTGTGTTAAAACATTTCCTTCGTATTCATCTCTTTCATATGTTCCCCCGGTGTATCCAGTCATTAGTACATTACAATAACTGCCGATAGGCGTTTCTCTAGAGCCTTCATCTATGAGATACAAAACAACATTTATATCTACAGTTGCTTCCCCCGGATTATCAGAAAAATAATTTGCAAAATTTACCCCAACAGGAACTGAAGTCGATTCGGTAGAAAAAGGATCGCAAAAAAGATCCCCGTCTTTAAGCGCACACAGAGTCGTTGTTGTTGGATAATTAACCGCTTGTGGATCACCATAGATCATGGGGTCAGGAACCGGAGCAAATTTACTTCCGGATTGTGCAACTAAAAGACTTTCGGGAAAAGTGTCGGTTACTTCCCAATACCACCTACCTGTTGGGCACCCATATTCAAAAGCTATTGTGAGCGTATCAATATTAGATATAGTAAATGCGGGTGCTGTCGATGGAAAAGGCGGTACGCCCGATGCACCGGATGCACCGTAACTCAACAAAACTGCATTTACCGAACTCATGCAAACCCCACGCCGTTAATAACCCATTTAGTTGAAGTTATTTTTACGGCTGTTGCAATGCTATTTGCGTTAATTGTAAAAGGCGCAGAACTAGCAGACTGAATTTGTTGAAGCGTATCGCTTGTGATTGCTACAGTAAGATCTCCTGCGAGCGCTTCATTTATAAAGGTAACTGTAGTGCCAATCGGAAAAGCTACCGATGAGTTTGCCGGTATAGTAATTGTTCGAGCAGTTGTATCGGTTCCGGGATGATAAACTTGCTTATTTGCGTCAGCCAGCACCAACGTGTAAGCCGAAGTTACTGTAATCTGCTTTAAACCCAGATCAGTCTCTGCCCACTCTACGTTTGTAGCTCCAGAATTGACCCGAAGAGTTTTAAGAGAATTTCCCGCGTATGACGGCAAAAGTTCGGCCACAGGCGTCAGCCCGATCACAATCCAATTAGTGCCGTTAAAGACAATCTGATAAATCAAATTTGTGTCTAGTTGCCCGGAAATAAGTGCATTTCCGTATGAATCCACTACGGGATATGAAGTATCAACATTAACGCCGTTTGACTTAATCTGAAGCGTTACGCTTCCGGTGTTTGAATACGCGGGCTTAAATCTTAAAGACACGCCATCAGACAGCCCCGAGATGACTACATTTGAGGGAAAATTTAATGAGATTAAATTTACTGCCCCTGTATCTACTATGTAGCTATCGGAGAAAATAATGTCGTTCAAATCTAATATTAAATTAGAAATTGGCGTTTTCTTTGTAGACGTGCTTTGCACGATCGGCACAAGTTCAGCGCCGGTCAGCGGAACAATAGCTGAGGGGAGTTCAGAGATTTTTGTGCCGGCCATGTGTGCTTACTCGCAAATAATTAGGACTATTATGCCCAACCCCTAACGGGTTGTGCTGGATATACCAAATACGCAGACCATTCAGGCTTTTCTAGCCCTCTGATATTAACGTGCCAGCCTGTTTGCAGAACATCATCAATCCAAATCTTGCCGATAACATCAAGATCTGCGCCAGGTGTGTGCGTGATCCAGACCGTGCTGCCGTCTTCATCTTCCTCGCGGAACTCGGGCAGTACCGAGATCGCCTCGGCTTCATCAGCAAACTTTAGATAAAAGTCGCTCATACCGTGAGTGCTTGCAATTCGCCATTTGACAACCGGCGTGGGTAGTAAGCAACAGAACGAAGGTGTCCGTTTACTATAGAACCACCTGACAAATAGTTTCCAAGAACTAATCTATCAACAACCGGCACCGCCCCGGCGTTATCCGTAGCTACGACCCCACCATTTACGCAAGCGGCAAAGTCGTCTGCTTTATAGGCAATCGCAGATTTATCTATCATGCCATTTACACCAGTGCCAAGATTGACATCAAATGTATTTGATCCACCTACGGTAACCACAGCACGCCGAGAAGTCTGATTGTAGGAAATCTGAATACGGTTTGCCACTGTATAATCGCTTGCCGCGAGTATTACCGGAAACGCCCCTGTTGCGATATTAAACGCATCGTAACTTACAACAAATGTGCCTTCGACCGGATTAAACCAATCTGAGAAATTAGTCCCTGTCATGAGGGGACTATCTGCTGCGCGGGTCAGGGCCGTGGTCGTGGTTTTGATAGCCGACGATACGCCAAATCCAAGTTCCAGCTGAGGCAAGCCAATGCGGAACGTAATGTCGATTGCCGCGCCAATTGCAAACCCAAAAATAACGGCACTTACAACGCGGGCAGTTAATGCGTTTCCGAGTGTTCCGACAAAAGACGAACGGGTCATTGTTGATCCAGATGATTTCAAATCGATTCCGATCTGTGTTAAATATGCTCCGGATAAGTTGCGCTCAACAATTGCTTGCGTAATGGTATTGATACCCGCAGTCGATCCCCCAACGATTCCGAACCAAAGTGATGATGTCCATACCTGAGCAGGAGCCGCGACAACCTGCGTGCCGGTTTCAAATTGAGCGCCGTATGAAGCGGTGCTTGCTGTTCCAAAATATCGGATATCAATATACTCAATGCCGTTTTGAGTGCCCGTTCCAACAATGGTTTGAGTTAGTGTTCCAAGTCCCGAACCTATGCTTGTCCAATTTGTTGGAACTGTTCCCGGCGTTCCCGCCACTGCCCCCACCATCGTATTGTTACGAATACTGTTGGTGCGGGAAGATTCAATTAAGAACCCAAGCGGCGCTAAGGTAGTTGGGTTGTAGTCAAACCTAGGCGCATTACTCGCAGCGGTTTGAAGAACGCCAGCGCTATCAACGTAAGTCCCCGTTGATGCTCGTGTAAACGTAATGCGCGGGTCAAGCGTTGTGGTTTCGTTAAAACGAAGATTTAACGAAGCGTAAGGCGGGGCATTTTGAAGACTTGGTATTGAGCCAAGCCCAAGCGCTACGCCATTGCGAACACTTGGCCCGAAGCTCATCGAATATTGATCGGTTTGCAGTAAAGAGTACCGCCAGACGACACCTGAATAGCGCTAACGCGCCACGGTGCGCCCG